AAAACAGAATGCCTAAACAAAGATTCAAATTTTTCTAACGTATCATTACTATAGGAAGTAATCTTAGTAGTAATTTCTGAAGCTAAATCTTCTTTGGTCTTTGTAGTGGATGATGAATCATATTTAAAAGTTATTGTAGGAATAATTTTAGTAGTTTCTGCATCTACAATAACTGGTGTAATACTCGCCACATTATATGAATCCAATAAATTTACAATCTCTGTTTTAGTTGACGTTGTAAGAGTGCTCCCTGTTTTCGGAATGATACTAATATACACCTTACCATAAACCGCAGGACTAGCATACTCCCCTCCCCACACTGAAATAGAACTGATATTAGAATAGAGTTGCGGAATAATAACTCGATAATCTTGTGCAGTCACCGCACGATTTTGTGCTGCATAACTAAAGGGTGCATTAAACTTTATAGATTTATCAGTTTCCGCCGTCGCACCACCACTTGCTGCACTTGCCGTTGTAACCGTAATGTCACTAAAGCCACTAATGTTAGAGGCTGATTGAAATAGGGTTGCCGCATTTGCATCTGGTCCATTTGTTATAACATACTTTGCAATAACTATGTTACCATTTACAAGTGACTTCCCTACAACACCGTCACCAAAATAAATTTGCCACTGGTCGTCCAATGTTTCTTGTATAAAAAATGCTGTGGTAGTAGGTTTCACCTCTACAATATTATTAGCCTTAGTATATGTTACCAATGTAGTGTCTGTCGTACTTGTTTGTATTGAAATTTGCAACGTAGTAATATCTACATTAACATTTGGTATAATAAACTTCTGATCTACATCTTCCGTATTAACTGTAAATCTACTTGTAGTCCAAGTACCTTCGTACACAGGGATATTTGCAAAAGTAAATACACCTGCAGTAGGAGTTAAAATGCGTTCCGATGTATTTACAAACTGATAATTGTTACCACTAACTGTCGATGTAAATGCATGACCAATATTCATCGTAATAGATGCACCTGTGGCATCACTGACCAAAATATTGAGATATGCAGTTGGCGCTCTTACTCCGGTAGGTGTATATCCCAAAGCCTTTGCATGGGAACCTATACTTGCACGTTTAACAGCACTATCTAAAAACATTTCGTTAGCTAACATATTTGCCATAAAAGCATTATAATGTGTATTATAAGCTAACAAATCGAGTAAAATAGATAATCCCGATCCTGTAAAATCATAATCTGTAAATTCTTTTTGTGATTGCAGATAAGTTTTCAAATTGGTTTTAATCTGATCGAAATCCAAATCAGTTATTACCATCTTACCTTTTGCATTAACTCCTGAAGCCATTTATCTAACCCTTTGTAATGTAACGTCCACTTCTTCTACTTGTGTTGGTATATTTTTTACAATAAAATATAACTTAATACTTAATGTATTATTATCCTGATTCATAAATCCTGGATCATGTATAACTATATTCTCTATTTCCACCCTAGGTTCATATATTGTTAAGAGATTTCTAATGCGTTCTTGCAATTCTGTATAAACCATAGGTCCGAAATTCTCAAACAACAATGGTCGTATACCAGCTCCAATTTCGGGATGAAATAATCTCTCTCCAAATTCTGTTCTACATAGATTATATACAGAGCGTTTTATATCTTGTATATCTGTAACCTTTGTAATATCATTAGTTGCAGGATTGCGAGTAAAGAATAAATTTATATCCTTAAATATGTGTGGGCTTCGAGGACTTTCGTTGATAATTTCAGCATCATCAAACCCTTTGTCTATTACTGTAGCCATGTTATACTATTTATATTAATCTCCAACAAAAACAGTAGAAGAACCGGTTGATGTATGACCGCACGTTGCGGAATCTCCAGCATTTACTACTGCTATTTTACCAATAAAAACATTATTTGAACCCGCTATCATTGTTGCGTCACAATGTGAAGGTGGAGCTGGACAAGGTGAATGGGAAACTACATCGTCATCATTAACTATAACTAAAGAGGGAGCAACATTTCCGTTTGCAAATACTGTCGTTTGTGAAGGTACTAAATCACCTGCCGCAGTATCAATATCTCTAGATATGCCCGACATAATTATTTACCTTGTCCTCTGTACTTTTTCCAATTCCGTCTTTTATTTTTATTCTTAGGTCTAGACCTAGCAGAATTTCCAATTGATGTTCTTTTTCTTATTCTATCTCTTGCTATTGCAGACGGCTGATATATTCTTTTAGCCATTTTTATTACTCCTTACAACTTTTTTCTTCTTTCTATTATTATTATGGTGATGGTGATGATGTTGTTCTACTGCTTCTTCTTTCTTCCAGAATGTTTGTATTACACCATATACTACAAAACCAATTGCTGCGAGCTTAATTGGAAGAATCCAAATAAGGACTCCTACTATAATCATAATCACTCCCAAACTCAAATCTCTATCTTTAATTTTTTCAATAAACATACTTAACATTTCATTTTCTCCTAATCATTCTTTGTTAAATTTCTAATATTATCTCCTACGGTGTCTATACCAAGTCCTGCTCCTTGTCCAGTTGTGCCTGTAACAGGAGTATCTGCTGGCGCAGCGATAGTTATACTATCAGGCTGTGTTGTTGGGTTCATATAGATACCGCCGCCGTCATCTATCTTCGGGGCATCTTCTGTAATCTTACCACTCTTTATCACTACATGAGAAATAGTATCTGCGGGTCGAGTACCTGCAGCAAATCCTATATTCTCATGGGCCTTGGAAGTAACCTCTCCTTCTATATGAATATTACCTCCCGCCAACATTTGTATATCACCTTCTGCTCGCATTTTAATATCTCGTTGTGAATATATTTCAACGTCCCCACCTGACCAAACTTTCATTCTCCACTTAGATGATAAACTCATATCATCATTTCCACGAATCATAACTTGATTATCACCCGTCCAAACAATGTCACCTTTTACATATAGGTAATCGTCATGTATTCTGATGTTATAATTGTCACCCTTTACATAATCTACCTTCATTCCATTTTGGTCTATCTCATAATATGTTCCTGCTCTATGATATTCATGTATACGTTCTGCACCAGGTGTATCATCATACTCTTTTATGTGTCCTGATTCAGATTCAAAAACTTTATTGTAAGGATATTGAGCAGCATATCTACTTGTCGGTTGATTCCACTTCGCAGCAAATATACCTGTACCCACTCCAGGGGCTCCAACATTAATTTGTCGTTCTCTTACATCAGCTTTATCCCGCAAAACAGGATGGGGATTAACAAGTACAACCCCACCACTTATATATAGTTGGGTTTCAGAAACGGAGGCAGGCCTGTCAATAATTAAAGTACCTGAAGTAGTACCTAACGATGCACTTTTTAATGGAAACAAAGGTCCATTCAAACCTTCCAAACCAATTATACCTGAAAGCTGAATTGTATCTTTCGCTGCTAACTTAGGTTTAATTGTATATGCATCTAATGTAATTATTACTGTCGCACCATTCATTATACTTTTAATTTTATAGCCACCTTGAGCTAGACGGTTTACATCTGCCTTTGGTAATACTACATACTGTGAAGCTTTAACTGCATCCCAAGTTGCTGTGCCATAAACTCCTTCCTCAAACAACGCTTTAATCTCTGTTTCTTGTGTTGTTGTAAGACTAGATTTTAAAACGGCGGATATTCTAGGATGTGGTATTCTACTTGCATCTAATAAATCTCTAGTAACAGGCCAATAAGCAGCCCCATCTGCATCCCGTGTAATCGTATCTTCTAAATAACCGGGACTTACAATTGCAGGCGAAATACTACCACGTACAAGTGCTGTCAGTGGAGGATCTAAAGTTTTGACACCAACCTCTAACGAAGCAACATCTACAGTTAATCTACGAGTAGTTGTGAACGTATCTGTTAGACCTTGAGAATGGGTACCAATGGTTGCATCTTTTGTTTTAAGAAAAGCCCCAGTAGGTAAAGTTGTTTTGGGATTAGATACTTCTTTATAGCTTAATACCTTATCCGATGCAGGTGATACAATGTCTATTACTTTACCTGGTGTTCCAGCAGCAGGAACATAAGTAGTGGGATCTGGTTCAAAAGGAGCTTCAGCTAAATCGGCAGGTGTACTGGGATCGAAAAATCCCCATGAGTAATCCAGTGCTGTAGAACCAGCACCTCTATTTCTTGCACCCTGCGGTCTATCTGCTTCTGCACCTGTGACATTCATACCAGGCAAGGTACCTATGATAACAAGCTCTTGTCTTGAATCAGGATCCCTAAAGAATCCAACTACCCACGTACCTTCTATAAGATTAGTGGGAGAGTCTCCTATACCTGCGATTGCATTACCTGTTACAGGCTGCATAACATGAGCCCAAGGTAAATCAGCGGTTGGTATTCTAGCTTTATTTTGGGTGTGTGTTCCCAATGCTCGTACACGAATTCGACCGAGCTTTTCTGGATCATGCCGATCTTCAACTACACCTACAAACCATGCAAATCCATCGTTCCCCATATTACTTGGCATTATTTAATACAACCCTCTTAAAAGATGTTGCTAATATTTATATGCAAAAAGGAACACAAATAAATAGTTGGCCGTAGGGGGTGGGCTCGAACCACCACGTCCCGCCACAGGACCCTAGATTAACTGTCTAGTGCGTCTACCAATTCCGCCACCCTACATATTCGCTACAATTTGTCTTAGCTTATAGTCTTCATTGGCTCGTATTAAACGTGTTAGACCAATGCCGCCACCTACTCTAGGTATAAAATCTAAGTCCAAAAAATCTTTTAATTCTTTTTCCACACGATTCTTACCAAACTGTTCATATAATAGATTAGCGTAGAGTCCGTCACTGATTGTATGGAACATATTCCACATTTCATCAGTATCCGATGAACGCTCAGCAGAACCTATAGTTTCTTGCCCTGATATGATAACATCTATTTTTGCAGCAGTCCCATCGCCATTTTGTTTCATATTCCAAAAGGGTGAAGTGTAATTAGGAAAGTTTTTAATCATACAAACTCTACCTTGCCATTTCTCCGACATTGCGGTTTCGTGTTCATGTGTAAGTTCTTCTGTATTAAATACTTCACACCATTCTAGATAATCTTTAGCGACTACACCATGCTTAGTACCAAAGCCTAGGTGTCCCATTAAATCCTTTTCTAATTGTTCTAATTCTACAATCGTTCCTGGGAACTCAAATTCAAACATAGGAAAGATTAAATCATGTCTTCCTTCTACTATATGCGGTTCTTGTCTATAGGATGTAGAGACACAAAAAAACCCCGATGATTGGGGGCTCTTAAGCAATTCATATTCTAACCACATTTGTCCTGTTTGTGGCAGAGGCCATACCTCTCCTGCATAATCATATGTTGCTACTGTTGTTGGATCTTCGCAGGCTGCTAAAATACTTAATCGGTTTTGTGTATGTACTTCTACAAAATCCCTAGATAAAAAAAATGACCTCAATGAGGTCACTACATCAGTGAATTGCTGTGGGTTTATTAACTGTGTCATTACTATCTCCGTTTCTTTTGTTATTTATACAAATGAAAAACCCCCACCTTGCGAGGGTTGGGGGTTCATCATGCTAACTGTTAGTCAGAGGATATCGGTTGAAAGCGAAGCTTATTACAGTCCAGTCAGAGCCTTGTTCATAACTATTCTTAATCGTTAGACTTTTATATATATTCATGGGCATACCCATGGCCAACTATCTATCGTTGGTCTTTATCTCCTTAGAGCGAGTATACAGCAACCGTAAGGTTTGCTCGTCTTACGATTTTATGGTTAATATTTCATTATGTCTCTCCTAAAGTAATCTTCCGTCACGCAGTTTTGAAATATACCAACGGGAGGCATAGTACAGATCATGGTTATCAAACTCACACAATTTAATTGAAGTAGGAAAATCTCTAACTGCTACATCAATTACATCACGGGTTTGTAACGAATAATCGTTATTGCGACAGTGCTGTACTACTATTGACATGAATGTTTTAATGTTCATCATATCTCTCCTTATGCTTCTGCGGGTGAAGGATCATCATCTGGTGCTAGGGTATCTTAAAATTAATTCTTTTAATAGTTCCCGTGAGCCGAAAGTACCCTTTACAAAAGTGTTAAACGAAAGAGAAATTCTATCTGTAGTAGCCTTTTCATTTCTATCCACCTTA